TGCCACATATTGCGATTGTATCCTGCTGCTATAGTTACACCATCCGCATTGACTTGTAAATACATATTAACACGTGCTGTAAACTCTGAGATTGCACGTACTTGCTCTGTATCAGGAATGATGTTGTTAGGGTCAAATCTATTGATCTGAGGCCATTCAGCCATAGATAATACAGTTGGCATTGTATTAGCGGATCCATTACACTTCGCATACCAAGTGTATGTCTTGAGGGCAGCCCAGCGTAGTGGCGTTAGAATCTTAATGTAAGCATTAGGACCCGTTTGGAGAGATGTAATACCATCTACCTGGGCAATAGACGCACCCACATTCATAGAGACAACTGTACCGTGACGGTCCCTATCAGTGCCACGGAAGAAGTCAAAGGCAATCACAGGGGCAGATTCAGGGAAAGGCATCTGGGCCATAGTATTGATACGGTCCCACGCAGGGCCACCAATTTGTAACTGACCAGTGGCATTCACACTATCATACATGATTTCAACTATGTTATTTTGTCCAGCTGGAATATTGACAGGAATATTGTAACGAGTTACATTTTGTACTAAGTCGCGAGCAAAGTTCTCAGACCCGTTTATGGCCATACGGAAGCCATGGGCAACCCAGACATCCATGTTATCTGTTAAGTTTGTCTTACCAGGATTCATAATCATGCGTGTCTTCATCCATACAGGTGAGTTTGAACGAGCCTTACCCATAGGTGTATTATCATAATTGGCAATTTGTGTCCAGCCAGTCGTGAGGATATCACGACCCATAAACGCGGGGTAAAAGATTTGTGTCTGTCCCCAATTACGCGTACCAGAATCACGAGACCAAGGGCCATCGTACTTAGCACTGTACCACATACGTTCCATACCAGGATTATCACATTTGACAGGTAAATCACGCACAAACTTAATGCCAATACACTTCTTCATGTTTTGGTCTTGTACCTCAGAGTCTCCATTTGTCATACCATTGTACATATCTGCAAAGTGCTTCTTAATATCACCCCATTTAGCCTTGCCAAAAGCAGCTACTGTAGCATCCGTAGGCTTTGCAGTGCCGGCAGTCTGGCAACCGGCCATACGGAAAGCACGGTCCACGCACATGGTGGGGAATGGTCCTGAGTCGCTATCATCAAATGTACAAACATCAAAGCTATCTGAACCCACTGCCAAATAGGTGGCTGCCAGACGCATTAATGCTGTAGAGCCACCCTTCATTGCATTCCAAATCTGGGTATACGCAATAATAGCCGAGGTTTTATCAATATTGCCATATCCAAATATCGCGTCTGGTATATCAATGCCACCCTGACGCAATATCTGTATAGCCATAGCATCATTACCACCAGGGGAGTTAGCATTGTAAAGTAATCGCAGTACTGTACCCTTAGGGTTGTAGCCCAGACCCTTACATAGAGAAATCATACAGGCACGAGACAGATTGCCTGCAGCATCTGGCGAGCAAATTGTCATTTCAGGAGCAGATGCTAATGAGGGAGGACCGTTGTTAATGGCACAGGCCGCTGAGTAGGAGCCACCACCCTTGATGAGGCACTCGCCGTTCTGATACCAATTGCCATCCATCTGGTCGCACTCATCATTAGTGTACAGACGAATGAGATTATCAGGACTGGGAGTTCCAAGAGCTGGATTACATTTAACCCCATCCACCATCACTGGTCCATCAACAGGTGGAGGTTGGCAGGCATCGCTACTTGTAGCTGGCTTTGTACCACACGCATGAATGTCATCTGGATATGCTTCATTACCACTTCCATCAATAGGAACAGCATAACCCTTGCTCATACAGAAACCGCATACGTTCTTAATACCAGGGGCATCAATGAGGTCACAGTTGGTAATACGACGGCACATCTTTATCTCTTCCATACGCTGGGCGGTAGCAATATCCCATACCCATTCACCATTGGGAGGTAGATTATTAGGAAAAATAGGACCTTGGGCAGTACCGGAAGCACCTATAGACGGTGTAGCAGGGTCATCTATATACCACCAAGCACAGTTATAGACTTGTTGGGGAATACGTGTGGGCAAGTTCTTTGGCATCTTCGCACCACGGCATAAGTTATCTAATCCAACGTATTTGAATCCTGGATCTACAGTAAGATAAGTGGAATAGTCGCGATCTGGTGCATCGGGCAGATAAAGGTCGGGGGAATTGATAGCAGCGTTGATATCATCAGTTGGTGCACCAGGCTGGGTAAAAATAGCCTTCAAGCCCTGTTCCTGGAAACGTGTAAACAACCTTTTAGCGTAGGATGATTGTTGATTATAAAATGTACCATCACCATCGGCAAATCCTTCGGACTTATCTGTAGAATTTACATACATGACTATGGTTAAACATGTAACCACTATCAAAATAACAATGACCCAAGGTTGCATATTGCGATGCTCTACTTATTCTAGACCTTTTTACAATGTCCTAGTCTTGAACTCAACACGTCATAGTGTAGAATTCAATAAAAAAATCAGTTTATAGTTTAATACCCTATATTGCCATATAAGGGTTCACCCGTAAATGGAGGCATATTCATATTTGTGCCACGAGAGTTGGGAGGCTCAGTAAAGTACCATATCGCACGACGCATGTCGGAGGGTTCATTGGAAACAGTACTCATACCAACTATATTGTGCTTATCTTGCCAGTGCATAACGAGATATTGTTTCTTATCATCAGGACTCTGGAGTGAATAACCGGCCTTATCGCCGTTGAGGGCAGGCACTAAGATATACGAACAGATTGAGGCTTTAAAATACGCACTTTCCATAAACATAAACATATGGTGATTTGGCGGTGCACCAAGCATACCCTGCGGAGCCTGGATAGAAATTGCACCATCTATACCGGCAGTGGAAGGAACAATCGTAAATGAATAGAGCGATGCATCACCATTAATACCGCCAGATGGCGTACCTGCGTAGACCATGAGACACGGGCCCGTATTATTTACACCTGGAATTCCTAAATATTTGACATTCATACCGCTGACTGCGTTGCGTATAGATACAGGTGTACCATATTCAGATGCCAACAAGGCTTTCTTAGAATAGCGAGGTGAGACCACAGCATTGTTAAAGTTCAGTGTGTAAGGCACTCCATAATTGTTTATTGTGTAATGCTGATCCCAAATACGTTGCTCGGCCACTACATTACGTGACTCATCCAGTAACTGAACAGGAGCAAATACCTGACGCCAAGAGCAGCAATCTGTACGAGGATAGAATTTTGCACTACCAATATTGTATGTCTTTCCTAAGTCAACCATCCACCAGTCATTCACGCTATCACGCCCGTCACATCTTCCATGATATTCACCATCAGAATGTGAGTGTGGTGTGGCATTACCATTGACTGCCTTATCAGGAGTACTAGTACCGCCCCACAAGTTACGAGACCATGTACGTTTGCCCTTCGCCACTTCAGCACCATCCGTGGTAAAGACCTGAATCTGAGGAATCTGTAAGCACCAAGACTGGTCCAGGTACTCCATAGAAGCAAGCACACGCACATAGCGGGCACGAGCACCGCAGTTGTTGTTCTGACCACTAGAGTCCACTGACTTGTTAATACCGTAGCACATACGAACAGCTGTTTCTGCCAGTGCTCCATTGGCCTTGGCTGCTGCACGACCACCGGCACCGGCCTCAAGATTCATGCTGTTGGACCAATGGTTGGCTGTCTTGTGCCAAGAATCATAAATCAGTTGGACAGCATCAACCATACGGTAACCAGCCTTGGTAAGTGGGTAAGCCTGGCTGTTCACATATTTCACAGCATCGTTGTTGACTGTCTGACCATCAGGCTTAATTGGCGATAATGTACCGCTACGCTGGCACGCTTGGAAGGGAAACTTATCAAGGTCTTCCTGCTTGCCCTCGCCATTGCGGAGACCACTGTGGCGATCGGATAAGGATACAGGATAGTTTGTGTATGTATTGCGAATAGAGCTACCACTAGTATTTGCTGATGCCTGTTCACGCGACTTGCTTGAGTATGTATTCATGTACAAGTAATCCATACATAACGCATCTAGTGTTCCACCCTCGGATGAAGGCTGTACATTAATAACAATATTACCCCCTTCATCTTCTGTGAGGTATTCACAAGGAGAGACCATGTTGTATCCAAACATAAGTTGCGATGCGGCATTAATTGTATTACGAGACTTAACAGGGCTTATAGTGCCGTTTGCGTTCATGCCAACACGCTTACCATTTGCATCACGGCCTGTCACAATCATAGTATACAAACCGTTGAGGTAGGCACTAATTGTATCCATAGAACCATCGCCATACTTATTCAATTGGGCTAGGCCACCATTCTCAGTGGCAAGTTTGCCCGCATAGGGGTCGCCGCCAGCACCAATAAACATGCTTAGCAAGCACTTCATGCTATATTTGCCGGCCACCTGACCCGCAGCTAAGCACGGCGATGTTGCCATGAGTGTCATACTGAAAGGCTGTCCAATAAGTGGGCCTACACGAGATACAGCACGATCTTCCTTGTAGTAGGAGTCCAAGAATATATTAGGAAGTTGGACATCAAAGTACGCAGATACCTTTGACGACTCACTTGACCAAATCCAAAACTGATTTGTAAGAATATTAGGGAAGTCCTTCGCACGTGGGGATGTAATCTGTGTGCTGGTCGCAAATGTACCAAACCGTCTAAGATTATTAAATGTCTTAAATCCATCCTTATCGACCTTAGGCTTATTATTAATACCTACTCCAGTAATAGTTGGTTCAAAGGGAATTACACGTGTAGCTTTTGTATCGGATGATGTCTCCCACTGGGCAACAAACGCACGTATGCCTGGAGCTTGGTAATCACCATTCTCAAATCGAGACCATAACATTGGTGAAGTGCGTTGATCTGGCGACGATTTATCATAAGGAGAAAACCATGGTAAAGCAGTGGATTTAAGTTTTAGTTCCGTATCACCCTTATTTGGCGGTGGCTTGACACCGTAGCACCAGGATGTACCGTAACCACCTGCCCATCCACATTCATTAAGGCCAGGACTTCCGCAACCATGCATCGATGCCTGTGAAGGATGGCAGTTCTTAGACTTTGTCCAGGCACATGCACATGTCTGAGCACCATTGTTGTAAGCATCTATTGCTTGATCTTGTGATGCCTGGCGAGCTCCAATAGAAGCACATACAGCAGCAGCAGATGATTGTGTTTGATTGTAGCCACCAGTGTCACTGAGAATACGGCTGAAAATAAAGGCCTCTGCTTGCCCTCGTCCCATCTGAGGTGTTTCCATACCAATATATACACGATACCTGTTCAATTCCTGGACCTTGCTAATCGGTGCGACAAGTACATTATCAGTGCCTTCCGCCGAACCAACTTGTTTATTGTTTGAATCATAAATGCGAATACGGTGATAGCCAGTGCCTGACGGGAAAGCTACACGCAGATTTATAGTAGCATTACGATCCTTGGGGTCGTATATGTATTGATCAGACCCTGCCGCTGGAATCTGAGCACACGTCTTAGGTGCCTTACCTTCAGCAGTTACGCCAGCACCTGTATATCCAGTTACATTACCATTTGAATCAGTTGTAGGTGTACCAAAACCACCGCTTGTACCATACTCAAGGCAGTCCTGACGATTGGCCTCCTTTGTACAGATATCTGTGTTCACATGTAGATAACCACCTGGGCAGTCGCCAACAGTAGGCTGATAAATGGGGTTACGATTACCAGCCTCAGCTTCAGCTAATTTACGGTCTTCGGGAAGGACTAGGAGGCCGCCAATCCACTTGCCCTCATCGGGATTAGGGTCGGAGGAAGACCACGGTGTTCCCTTAAGAATACAGATACCACACTTGCTGAAATTGGGGTCCTTTAATGCCGAGCATGCGTCACGTCCCTTGAGCGTCTGGCACTTCTTTGCCTCAGCAATAATAGCACTAGGGGGCGGTAATGTCTCAAGCGATACTTCTGTGTTTACGCCTAAGTAACTACCCTTGTTCTTCTCTGAAACAAGTTTGACCGAATTCATTGTACCTTGAATCTGTTTGGACATGTTCATAACGATATCTGGGTCATCAGAACCGGCAATATTCACAGCAGTAGGGCTGATTGTGGGTGCTAAATGATTTGCGTTTTGGAGTTGAAACTTATTGAAGCCAATTCTGTCTTTTGCAAAAGAATCGTACATATCAAGGCCGGAAGATGTATTATCGAAGCCTTCACTGGATTTCTTACTTAGCATGGGCAGAACCACTAATAAGATGAGCCCAACAACTATCAGGCCGATCATAATGCTAGCATTATTCATCTCTTCTAACAGTTGGTCCTGATTTTTTTGACCCCCTTCCCATACGTCAAAGATATAGTGTATACCTTTGAAATATAATTACAAATACAGTATTTAAACGTTATCTGGGCGAATATTCGATGTTGAGTCCATATCGCGGGTAATAATGCGAAGCACTAGATGTGTCTGGCGGCTTAAGTTGATAAGAGCAGCATTTGTCTGATTGGGTTCATCTGATGTATTATCCAATAAGTTCGCAAAGGTTGTTTCAGCACCAGCCGAATCACCAAAATACGATGATGTGCGAATTACACTACCGGTCTTTGGGTCATCAAACTGGTTACGCACAATAATCACGTTACAATAGCCTGCATTATTACGGCCATCCTGGACTACACCAGCACCATCTACATAGCCAGTTGCGACAACATAGAGCCCAGCAGGATTATTGATGAAGTTCGCAAACTCCCGTGCAGCGTTAGACACTGTCGTAGGAGTATAGCCCTGAATCTGAATATTGTCACCTTCACTGACAGCACTGTAAGAGAAATAGGCAGCTGTTTGAATAAAGATATAGGCGTTCTGAGGGCTGGTGATACCGTACAAAGTATTATTTGTACCAATCGTCGTAAACGCATTGCTCATACAAATACGCTGAATGGACTGAACATCGGAGTCGGTAGATAGCAGTTCACCGCTATGACGCTCCAAACGGATAGAAAGACGTTGTAATGTAGCCAGCGGCGTTGGTGTATAGACCTTTTGAGTCTTGAGGAACTTGGGAATAAATCCGGTGTAACCGGTCTTGGCTAGAACCGGAGTCGCAGCCGCACCAGCTGTATTCTGTGCGAGTAAATCAGAAGACCATGTAGTATCATACTGAACGATCGCAAATGTATTGTCCTCGTAAGGATTCGTGGAAAAGCCATTGTTATTGAGTTCAGCAATACGCACACCGGCAAACGGTAGTGAAAATACATTCACAACACGAGTGATATCATACAATACACTGGGTGAATTTGAAGAGACACGAACTAATGGTGTCAATGATTCAATAGGCATAATTGCCTTGACAAACTCAATGCGTTGAATGTTGCGAAAGCGTTCCTGTAATGCTGGATTGAAGTTGAAGCCCTGCTTTTTAGATCCTGTATTGAAGTTCACGCTAAAGTTGTAACGATTCTCAGTATTATTACGAAGCCAATCGCGATCTGATGACGTGAGGAAAATATTGTGCTCAGTTTCACGGTACTTTACAATATCCTCCTGCGGAATAATGTAATCTTGTGGGCGCGGGGCTAGTAACGGCGGAGCAGGTTCGGCCTGGGGAGAGACTGGCTGCATAGCAGACGGAGGTTCCTCACGAATCTCCAGGCGGGGCGGTACTCCTGCCAATCCCATTCCACGAGCCTGGTCCTCACGCTGCTTCTGCATACGCTGCATCAACAACACAGGATCCTCGCTGGATTCTAACATATCAGATTGAGTGCGAAAGTCAGGCACCGCTGGTACAACCGCAGGCGGCGGTGCACGTTCGGCCATCAGCTTCTCATAACGGGCGGCAGGGTCCTCAAACAACTTGTTAAAGTCATTATCACTGCCACGAGGCAATGTGCCTACAGACACAACATTGGGTGCAGTAGCCTTCTGACGTTCAAGCCAATTATCAACGCTGGATGTGGTCTCCTTTAGCACCTCCTGATTCAACGCCTTTACAGGTGCCTTTGTTCCCTGAATACGATTCACCTCTGTCATATAGTGCTTGACAGTATCCTGTAGGCGTTTTTCCAGACGCTCAGGGATTGCCTGTGTACCAAGTTGCTTCGCATAACGCCCACGAAGAAAGGTAAGAATCTGATTGTAATTCGTTCCATTCAGAAACTGATTTGCCGTCGGGGTAGGTTGACGATTACCGGACATCTCTTCTAAGATTGTGTTAGAAACCCAGTTTTAGAACAAAACGCTTTTTAGGTACATAAAGTTGGCAAGGCTTTTTCAATAGCCTCGCGACGGGGTTTTTCCTCCGCAAATAATACGTCGCGGAAGGCATTCATAGTATCATCATCCACAATGTTTTTGGATATATTGTAAAATGGACGACCACGTAATAAGCAAATTAATACAAACAAGCAGTACATTCCACACTCAGACCCCTTGCGTTGATGCCGAATATCGTTATAATAGACATGTTCAATACCCTGTTCCTTACAACGTTTCAACAGACGGGCAACTTCAGCTGGAGGCTCAATGCCATACGAATCGAAGTAATAGGCTGACTTGCCTGGAATATCTATAAAAGCACATACCCAGTGGGAACCAGGTTCATCGTGAGGGTCAAGATTGAAAATAATACCAACCTTTTTCTTTCCATTCATATTGTTCAAGTCTAATTTACAAAGTTCATCTACAATACATTTTCCCCAAGCACCAGATTTAGCATCAAAATCAATTGGCACTGGCCCAATGAATTCAAATTCGGGTACCGCCTTTTCATATTGGTCCATGACGTCTTCAATATTGAATGAGTCTAACCAGGTCGTCGGCTTATTGTCCCATTCTTCGGGTTTCTCAGGCCGGAAATACTCTTTCAATAGTTGTTTTTTAGCAGGCATAAGTTTTTTCACCATACAGTATTCTGTATCGCATTTGTAATGTGATTTCATAGCATTACGCATTTGTCGAAATAGGTTCTTTGTGTTGGACAGTTTACCTGCTGCCGACCGTCCTTTCTTACGCGTAGTACCAGTCTTGTCAGCATTGATTTTATGCCGGGGATGCGTCTTGTTCCATACACGTCGTAATTCTTCAAGTGAGTTCGGTGGCAAGCAAGTTTCACCATCCCGACGATGTAGGGCTGGGCTACACTGAAATGTAGTGGAAGCTGGAGCGGCCTCCATGTTACTAAATCCATAGAAAAAAAGCACACAATAGTGTAAGAATGGAGGTAGAGATAAAGGACGTGTATTTTCGTCGATTTATCATGCCTATTGTGATTTCACTCTTGGTCTTATGTGGTGCTGTTGTGATTATAGCAACCCCACCCGGTACACCAGCACAATGGGATACATATGGGTCTGCCTTTGGTGCCAAAGCAATAGGTGGGGCTTTGAAGAAGTCTCTGCGAAAGTAATTCGCTGCCAAATATAGAATATGGCATCGTCCGCAAACTGGTCGTACTATGTGGCTATTGCCATATGTGCGGTATTGTTTTCCGTTGTTGTAGGCACATTTGCCACTTTAGTCCCGAAAGATTCGGCCCAAAATACTAAGCTCCTGACGGTGGTCAGCGTCTTTAGTTTTGCTGCCTCAATTGTTGCGTATGCCTTAGCATTATATCATTTCAGCTCAAATCCGGCTTACCTTATACAGTTCCTCTTAGCCATTGTCATGATGATTATTCTTCCGGCTGCCCTGATTTCTATCAGTATAAGTACAATTACAATTAGCAATCTGCGTGATAATCTCGCGGCACAATAAATAGCCCCTCGCACCATATAAACGTAAGCGTTCCAAGTCTTTGTAAGCAATGGAGCGGCTACATATCCCATGGATGTTTTTAGGTCCAACAGGAAGCGGTAAGGTTTCGCGTGCCCGCAATTGGATTGAAGAAGCACATAATACATCAATTACATATCCTCTAGAGGCTCGTACATTTACAGTGGGCGATAACTACGAGGCACGGGTTTTAGCAAGTCCCTATCATTTTGAGATAGATATTCCGAACCTATCCATGCAAGACAAGCAGATTATTGGCGAACTTCTTACAACATTCTTCTCGTCAGGTGACGTATTAAGTAGTCTTCGGACATCAAGTCGCAAGCTTGTTATTCTACGACGAGCTCATAGTCTATCGTTACCAGCTGCAATTAGAGTACGTAGTATTATTCATCAGTTTGTATTACCTCCCGATGCCGCAGGTATGTTATGGATAACTGCCCGTGAAATGACCGGTCCACTAGCTCTATTGGAAGATGCATTTGTGCGGTATCGTATGCCACGTATGACACTCGCAGATTGGCAACATCAAAACCTACCAGAGCCATTGAAGACAGAGATTGCGTGGGACCGTTGTATTGGTCGCCCTGAGCGAGCCCAGGAAATTGTAAAGTTCTTTCCGTCAGGGAATCTACCAAGTTGGCCCCGTCGTATTCAAGATTACTACGATGAAATGATTGAAATGCTCATTTATCAGGCAATGTCAGGCAAAGTCCCCACCCTTTCAATTGCGTTATGGATTCGCGGGCGTGTCTATCAGGCACTAAGTCTATGCCAAACCGGCCCAGAAATTATTGATAGTTGTGCTGCAGCCTTACAACGCAAGACTCACTTGTTAGAACCCCAGGTCT